ATGAACGACGAAAAAAAATTAAGTAATGAGACTCTGGGTAAGTTTATCAAAGCGGCAAGGCTCTCCCTCAATATAACAACCACTGAAATGGCTGAAAAAGCATCCATTTCGGAAAGTATCTACTCCAAATATGAAGACGGCACTCTCTCAATTTATATCGACCATCTTGTTGTTTTCGCTAACATATTAAATATTGATTTAAAAACTTGTTTCGATGTATATATATCCCCAGAAAAATATAACTCATAATATAAATTTACTTTTGTATATTATGTATAACAAGTTTAACAACCGAGAATCACCTGCTGTTAATATAGAAATAGCCTCCATATACTAGTAGTAAGCATTACAATTAGAGAGGCAATCGAACTCACTCGATACATATTATATAATGAAGATCAAATGGTTATAGCTTATCATTATTTAGCAACATTCTTATATGTCATCAAAATCAGACTTTAAGCTTAGAATTGCGTATATAAATAGACAAATTGGTAACTATCCGTACAATCGTTGAATCTAAGTAAACATACACGAGTGGAGGCTATATGGTTTTATCTAAAGCAGAAAGAAAACCCTTCTAATAAATTTTTTTTATTATTAGAAGGGATTAAAAAATGAATTATATTAAATTTGATATCGAAACATGGCAACGCAAAGAGCATTTTCAACTATTTGATGCTCAACTTAATTGTGGTTTTAGTTTAACCACAAAATTAGATATAACAGTTTTAAAAAAACGCATAGATTCAAGTGACTATGCATTTTATCCGACCCTTATCTATCTACTATCTAAAATTGTAAACTCATACCCGGAATTTCGTTTTGCCAAAAAAGAAGGGGAACTGATCCTATGGGATGTTGTTAGTCCTAGTTTTACGTTGTTTCATCAGAATACAGAAACATTTTCTTCTCTATGGAGTGAGTACTCCGATGATATAAGCACCTTCATGGCAAACTATAATCAGCAAATGTCACTTTTTAAAGACAACCTAAGCTTATCTCCACAACCTAAGCAAATAGAGAATATTTTCTATGTTTCCTCATTACCGTGGGTCGTATTTGATAGCTTTAATCTCAACATAGCTGATATCACAAAAAACTTTGCACCTATTTTTACAATGGGTCAGTTTCATTATGAGCAAGATAAAATTGTCTTACCACTTGCCGTTCAAGTTCACCATGCGGTATGCGACGGGTTTCATGTTGGCCGCCTTATCAACCAATTACAAAAACTTTGTGATGAAATAACGTTTTAGATAAAGGGGGAATTGAGAAGTGAGCCTCGATTCCCCTTTTTGGCTATTAAAGGTTTTATTTCATTGAAATTAAAGCAATAAAAATAATATCACCGATCACACCACTTTGAAAAATAGACTCAATAGGCGTAATCACCATTTTTATGGTACTCGCCAAGGTATAAGATAAAATATCAATAGGATTTATTGCAAGCATAGGTTCTCCTTTATCTTAGAGGATAAGCAGTAACATAAATAAACTCAACAGTACAAACCATCACGATGATTAACCCATTGATATTAATGTTGATATAAGCAATTTCAAATAAAAAATAATGCTATATCACCCTCTTTTAAGTAACGGGTATCGGAACCCCCTAAGCTTCTGGTATTATGTCCCTCTTTTTCGATGTATTGCGGAAAATATTTTTTAACCTTTATTCATTAGTTTATTCGCTCTAATTGCTCATAACGAAAGATATTTATCTATGAGTTCGATGATAGAGAAAAGTCATGAGTAGCGATGAATAAAGTTAAAATTAAATTATTATCAGCAAGTTAAACAATAAACAGTAACGATACCTAATAGATGAACGCTCAAAAAGAACAATATAACCTCAAGGTAAATTAAATAAACTTAATAAAAACAACAAATTAAATAAATATTTAGGGTTATTTATTTTTTATTCTTATATGATTTCTTATACATTAATCTTTCCGTAAATTCTGTATACAACTGCACAACTAATGCTAAGCAAAAGAGTAGAACCGCCTGTTACAGCGGCTTTATTTTGGTTGGAATTAAGGTTTTTCAGGCCACTCAACATCCGGAGCAGTTGACGTATCAACACGGTTTAACAGAACGCGGTATTTTTTCCACTCTTGGAGTGCTGCCGCTTCTGCTTCTGTTGCCATGCCTAAATCAATAGCATCTTGTAACGGCGCTATCGCATTATTCGCTTCGGCTAACAATGATTGTTTTTTCTGTTCAGCTTCTGCGATTAACTGCTCTTTAGTTGGCTTCGGCAAATCCCCCCATTTTGGTAATCCGTTTTTACCTACTACTCTCATTTTACCTTCAGGCGCTGGCGAAATAGCGAATTCAGTAAATACGGACTCGTCAACCCATTTACCCTTATCGGGCCATGAACCTGAGTTTTTATAACTCACTTGCATTTCAGCAGGGTAAAACGCATTTTCTATCGCAGAGTAATAGTACGATTTAACAGGAAGGATAAGCGGCAAGTTGCTATCAGTAACAATGACTTGCTCGGCTGAAATGGCTGTCAGCTCTAAATAGCAATCTTCCGTAATTTCAACTAGATTCCGATTATCATCAACAACATCTTCATATGCCACATGGGTATTTGTATTTGCGTCAAAATAGTATTTCATGGTTAGTATCCTATAGCGATATATCTAACAGTCCCATCTTTGAGAACATTGTCTTTAGTCCGACTTGTCACAATGAAGTCTTTATTTGAGTTTGCATAAGCTGCCGTACCCCCACCAAAATCTTGAAAGCCCGCGTAACCGGAGATAATTTGAAAGCAACGTTGACGGAAGGGAACCGGAAACTGTCTATAATCAGTTTCAGTCAGACTCGCTTTAACTTCGCCCCATTGGATGATTATTCCTGTATCACCACAAATTAAATAACCCGCGGTATCTTTGCTTGCTGTATTTTCAAGACTGAGTCGCCCTTTACTTAATGGCAACGTATGCGTTAGCCACGTTGAATTGTTTGTATGTTTTGAGGCAAATTGCGGTTCAGATATTCCTATTGTTTTTAACAGCAATACAGCATCGGTTCCTCGCGGATTTCCTGCACCGATTTCTCCATTTGCATAAAGCGGTGCTTTTAGTAACTGCTCACTGGTACTATCTTTATCTAAATAGTTTCCTTTATTTTGTTTATTCCCTAATGCTTCATTTACCGCAAACTGACTCATTACCGCTGTTTTAGATGAGCCAACTGTCTGAGTAACATCATTTGTTGTTAACGCAGTTGCTTCACCTGATGCACGAATGAACCCATTTTCATCTGTTGTGGTGTTTCCGCTGCTGTATATCTTCATGGCTACACCAAACTCTAAAGGAGCATTAGTGGCATTTATAGCAAATCGGTAATACAAATCACGGTTATTAATACCTGTTAGAATTTGGCATTTTTCGTTCGTTTTTTCAGCGCCAGACCATGCTAACGTAATCCCATACCAGTACCCAAAAGCCCCTGATGTGTGATTTTTATCTCCGCGACTAAACTCATTTGCGAGTAGCTTATCGACTGGCATATAAGTAGGCGTGCCCCCTACGCCAAAATCGCCAACACTTAGGTAATTACCTTTAGGCTGCACCTTACCCATCTCAGTAGTAAATAAACCAAGACTAGGTACTTTGTCGTTATCGTTGCCTTTTACGCCTGAAATGTTCGCTTTATCAACTTTCTTATTCAGCTCTAAGTTCATTGCTGCAGTAGTGACATATCCCACCCCAGAAATAGCTTGCTTAATAGCGACTACTAAGCGATTTTTAATACCAGCAACGTCACCGTTATCAAGTAAATCTTTATTATCTGAATCAACAATAAACTGAGCGATAGCACTCGACATTACAGACGACTGGCGCCAAACAGTATTAAGCTCTTTAGATTTAGCTACACCACTGATAAAACCATTAAAGCGTGCTGCAAGTCGCTCATACTCCTGATTTGAAAGCACGTTTGCCCCTTCGGCTGTACCGAAAGGCAAGAATTCATTCTTAGCCATAAGACCTCTTAAAGTGGAACCGCAAAGCCGGCTGTATCGAAACCAGCTATGTAGTTATTGGATATGTCGAAACCGAACATGGGGGATTTAGGAACAGAATTGATATAATAATGGTTAACTTGTACGCCTTCGGGCTTTACGCCCAGATAGCCTTGTTTAACAATCGCTTTTGTTACGTTGTCGACATAAGAGCCTGTAATAAATACATCCATACTCATATCTAGGTTGTCGATAAAAAATAACTTGGTGTCTTTATCAGGAAGCAGCGAATCATAAATATCCATCAACGATTCGGTTGTGCCATCCCAATGATTAGCTTTTATTTTTACTCTAATGATGGTCCGATACGTTTCATCATCTAACTCAGTAAAACCGCTATCAGAATCAAAAGCACGTTGCCAAAACCCCTCATCAAGACCTACGCCATCACTATCTAATGCAAAATACACACCTGCAATTGGTGTTTGTATATATCGAGATATACCAACCCACTCACCAATTACGTCTAGCTGAACACCAACAGCGTCATTTAATGAAAAATAGTCGTTTAATTGACGAGCAAAACTCGCTGTTTCAGCAAGAGATTTAGTGATTAGATTGATGTGATTGCAAAATTTATTGGCAGTTCGGTGTTGAGAGGTGATCAGCTTGAGATAATTTCTCATGTTGTCACTATCTCCACATGTTCGACATCACTAGTGGCAAACTGATGATATTTCAGAATGATGTTATTTTCAGACACACCACCAACTGACAACCCCATTTCGAGTTTTGAAATATAGAAAGTACCACCCTCGGGATCAGACTGCAGGTTAGCTGGCGAAAATAGCTTCGTGCGATAAATATCACTACCGATTTCAAGATGATTTAAGTATTCAACGACGGCTTTTTTAATTTTATCACCAACTAACGTCGTGTATCCCTCGAAAGCTTCAAGGGTAATTTTAACAAATATAGGTACGCTTTCAGGTCGACTAAACCGAATAGGTAATGTAACGCCATAGTGATTTGTCACAATGGTTTCGATATTTCCAAACGTGCCTGTTCCGGGGGTTTTCTTTAGTGCGATAACCTCAGCGATTGTTTTTGAATCGCCACCATCCACAATCAATGCAATAGAGTGAGGAGGAATGCCTCTGCTATCCGTTAGGCTGGTGTCATTTTCAAACGCCGTTAATCTAGCCACACCGACTATTTGACTCACCGAGCCAATCACGCCATCTAGCACTGTTCGCGATGGCAGAGCGACTGATTTATTCCGACGCATGCGTAAATCGCCATCGGTTTCTACTTTTCGACCAGGAGTTGCTGTTGTGATGTTGGTCACTGATTGCCAACCCCGAGTTGGCGTACCGATTTGATTAACTTCCCCCGGTAAAGCAATAATAGCCCCTGCCTTTTGACTAATCGCTGTCAAGGTAACATCACCATGTGTACCTATCACGACTGATTCGGGAAGCGACCAAACATTACCTGACGCGTCTTTCACTGTGCCATTACTAATCACGGTGCCGACTTGACCCGTAATTAACACATCGACCGTCGAATTTGATTGAGGGTTACGTGATAGCCCGTTAATGGAGACGTTATTTGATAGCGCTTGCCCGATGGATGTTGATGGGCTAAATGAGTTATAGGCCATAACAGCCGCATTATTCGCATCCTGAATTGCCAGCGCATAAATGGCTAGCATCTGGCCATCTTTACTATCCGGCTCGAGATAAACATCATTACCGTATATTTGCCGAAACAACTCTTGAAGTCGCTGAAGTATGGCTGGGTAATCTGGTGAAGTGATCCCTTTTTCTGTTATCACCGGTGCCAGTCCAACCGTTTCGATATTTAACATTAGCCCTCACTTATCATACTCGTTGTACCGTATAGAGTTTCCATCATTGCGGTGATGGTTACCTTTCGTGTTGATGTATTAAGGTCTACACCAAAGTCGAGAATTTTAGTCACCCCTAACGTGCCCTGAATGATTTCTTTTATTGATAGCGCATAGCCTTGGGCAATATGCTTACCTAATCCCTTTTGAGCGTGAGGTGTACCAATGCGATCATCAAGGAACCACTCTTCTAACCAAAGTTTCAGACGACTTTTTACCGCTTGAGCTACCGTTTCTGGCGTGTTAATAAGGAATTGGTTTGAACCAAAGGTGTAATCACCGTCTATTTCCTTTCTGTACTTCAATTCACACCCCCTGAATCATCACCACCACTTTTAACACCTGAATGCGTGTGCTTATCGCTGATATCTTTATCGTTCGAGAACAAGCCTCCAATAAACCGTACAGTTCCCGTAATGACAGCCGCCACACCTTCTTTTGCGGTACCTGTTATTCCGTTTAAAAAGGTAAGAAGTCCATTAACAGTGACTTGTCCTGAAAATTCAGATTTTGGCGCTTCAACATCAAAACCGCCCGGTGCTACTATTTTTATTTTCTGGTCATCAGGTGAGAGTTGAATATAGGTACTACCATCATCACTTCTCAGTTGAACTGCAGATGTACTAATCCCACTAATTTTTTGCGCTTGCGATTGAGGGCCGACTAATGCGAACCCATCAGATAAATTATGTTTTCGAGGATCTACTGCTTCCTGAACGCCGCCACTTTGCCACCAATAATCAATGCAGCGGTCAGCAAAAATAACCAAGCATTCATCACCGGCTTTAATTGGGAAAGTTAATGCCGCACCCCCTCCTCGAGGGAAAATAACCGGTACATCCACCAACAACGGAAGCGGTACTGTTTTATCAATACCATCTTCATTAACTCGCCACTTAATCGCTGGCTGGGCTTCAATCGTCACCGCATCAGGGTTAAATGACTGCACAATACAAGGCAGTGCAACAAATAACCCCGACATCACGCTTTCTTTCATCAATAAAAAAGGCGCTTCTGGGCGCCCTATTCGTTCATCATTGGTGATCATTCTTCTACCGCCATTGCTTGTATTGCTGCTGGCCCTAATTTAGTTTCAACAGAACGCGCGATGCAAATTAACTCCTGATACCAAGTATTACCTCGCGTATCACCATAGTAGCTAACATTTATAACTTTATACTCACCATCGATATCAAGTGGTGACGGCTGCTCTGTCGTGCCGCTGTGACTTCCATATAGACCGATTTCTTTATTTGATAAGCCGGCTAAATTAATACCTGAATTATCCAATTGGATTAATGTTCCGGGCTTAATGTTCGGGTTTATCATGCAGGTTACGTTGATACCGCCACCAATAGTTTGCTCAGGCGTTCCTACGAGACCAGTCTCATAATTCAAGATGATTTCATTGATGTAATTAGACTTTGGCACGACCTCAAGGCTGTTGCTGGAATAACGCCAGTCAGCGTCATTTTGTACCGCAAAGCGGGTCATTTCATCACGGTGCATACCAAACAGCACCTTGCCCCGTGGAGCCACAGTATCAGTGAATTCACCTCGCATACCCGCCAGCACACCGTATTTTTCAACACTTTTCATCAGTGCTTTATCAACCGTGTCTTGCGTGTAACCGCTAGCAATTGTCGTAGAGACTATCGCGTTGTTATACGCCTGATCACTTTCAGCTGACTGAATGACTACATAGGTATCGGTCGTATTTTCACGCCCTGAGTAGGTATATTGGATCTGGCCAGAAAATATTTGGCTACTGTTATCTTTATAACCAGCAACTATCACTATTTGCTTAAATTCGTACTGGCGCAGTTTGTTTTCAGTTTCTTTGTTTAAGTTAAAGACCTTAACAATCGCCGTTGTCGGATAAGCAAAGTTAGGACGAGTGATATTAAATGTCACCCTTAGCTCAGATAAATCGACGCCCTTACCGTCTTTATCAGCAACAATTATCTGGCACTCACGGATCCAGTTTTTAGACATGTAAACTCCGATTTTAGGCAATAAAAAAGCCGCGCTAGGCGGCTGGCTAATTCGTTATTTTTACTTGAAAACTTTTCCGAATTTTCTTTCTATTTCTTGCTTATTTGAGCTTATATATGAAGCTACATTATTATTAAATGCCTGTTTATCTAAATCAATTAACGAATTAATCGCTACTGAACACTCCGCCTCACTAGCCAAGCATGGACTCATCAATTGATCTTTATTCGCCATAAACATTGCATAAGTCACTGCTTGATACTCTTTAGCGTTCTTTGCCTCTCTAGTGATGCTTTCCACAATATCAATCGTAGGTGTGCAACCTTTAAATTCTGGAATGCCCATAATATACCGACCTTGGGTGCAAACCATATCCACCATATTTCCTCGTGATAAATTTAGTGCATACTCACTGCTACCATCGACTCGCAGCCTAACACCAGAGCCGCTCATCCTGCTTCCTAATTCAATTATGCCATCACCAGAAAGGTCTGATTTTATTTCAATAGCTCGCCCACTAATTCTGACCTCTTTGCCTAGATATTTCTTATTGGCATATAGCTCATTTTTATTGTAGTCGCGAAGAATATCTACATCTCTGGTTTTTTGGGGAATAGTGCCAAACATTGCCGTCACCCCATCCTCCCAGAATGTTTTTATATCATCATCAATCATTGCTTTTCTGGCGTTATCAAGAGCAATGTTTTCTCTTGTCATAACAGATGGATAAGCAACATTAATTGATAACACACAATACAAGAATATGGCTTTTTTTATCATAATTAGTTCATGCCTCTATGGCTCGGGAATAAAGTATAACCGATTTCCCTTGCCAGTTTCATTCATATCTATCTCATCACTAGGATCCTCACAATAAAAAAGCAAAGATCCATCAAAACCTAAGTATCGATACTGTCCAAAAATATCCACGCCATGCAATAAAGGAACTCCCATTAAAATCTCCTCTCTAGCCTGAGTCATAACATCAAGCATCCAACCGCAAAACTCTATATATTTTATTCTTAGGTGATATTTTTTTATCCCTAGCTGAATATCCATCTCTTGGTTTTTATTTAAAATTGGAATTTCTATGGCGTTATTCATTTTATTTCCCCAGTGGATTAAGTATTTCTAAAAGCCCACCTAGTTTACTAAGAGTGCTTTCATTTACAGGCTTAGGCGTTACAGTACCCCTATCAACCGTTCCCCCGGTCACTTCTGGCATTTTCTGGTTTTCCAGAGGGGCTACATTTTTGCCCTTAGTCTCAACAATGATTACCTGCCTTAGAGTCAAAGTGACCATGAGAACGTTTTCACTGGTTTTTTCTGTGGTAACTTCTATCGCTCGGATCAGCATATTTTTGTAATCACGTTTACCTGTGATCACATCGAAAGGCTGTTTGGTTGCTCGAAGGTCTAACAGTTGCTGATAAATTTCGCGAGGGCTACTACCCAGCTTTAGCCCCGTTGAAACATCAAACATAGTGGACGTATCAAAGCCATCAATTAACGAACCACCACCAGCAAAGCCGATTTCCATTACAACTTCTGAGGGCCTATCGAAAGTATGATCACTGACCGTAAAGCCCTCACCCCCCGGCACTTGAACAGGATGTTCGGTAATTTCAGAGCTATCAGAATGCTTTTCTGATATCACCACGCTGGGGACTATCATGCCGATTTTTCGAGTGCCTTGAGAAAACAGCGTACCTAAAATATCCATTAACCCACCTTGTTTTCGAGGTTGCGCACCAATATTTGATTTTGTCGTCCCATAGCCTCACCGGTTAGTGCCGCTGTCTCATGGGGTGACTGTCCACCGGTTACATTGATATTGTATGTTGGGCTAATTGATACCTGTTTAGATGAACTAGAATCATTGCGAATGAGATACTCAGGCATAAATTGCCCTGACTGTCCCATGCTGCCCAAATTTGATGAGGCACGACTCATGCTCTCCGTGTTGAGGTTTATCGGTGCAGAGGGCTTTATAGTCGGGTCAGGTGCGCCAGTAATTGCTGCTGTCACTAGCTCTTTTGAATATGGAAACTGCCCCTCATTTTCAACAAGTGACATCGCCCTGATAAGCTGGTGCATAACATCAGGATCATTTAAATCAAGCTTCTGATTACGTTTTATCCCGAGCTCTTTACTGACACGTTTTATATAACCTTCTGTATCATTACCTTTATGATTTTTAGGTGCCCAAAACTTGATGATGTCTTCTACCGTTTGTAACTTCTGGTACCCTGCTGCTTGAGAGGTGCCGTTGTAATACATCATAAGTTGTTTAACGTTAGCCTTAATTCCATCATAAGCGGAACCAAAGGAAGCAAAAATACTGCCGTTATCTTTCGATGCTCCGCGCTGTTTGGCATAAACCAAGTTAAGTGGGTTATTGTTTCGGATGCCTTTTGGTGCTTTAGTTCCCGAAAAGGACAAGCCACCAGCGCTGGAAATTTGATTCGCAACCAAACCAGCAGCAGACCGCCGATTCCGATTAAGCGAATTTGCCTCTTCATAGCTAATGTCGCCTTTTTGCGCTCTTGCGGCTAAATCATCTCTAACCTTATCGCCCGTCGGAATATCCGCATTAGTCGGGTTTATTTCATCCCCTTCATGACGACTCGCCCAAGGATGATCAATACCTAGGGATTCAAAAAAACCACCAACATTGCGCTTAAGGTGTCGCATCGTGTAATCAAATGATTCTTCTACGCCCTGCGCGATATCTTCTTTATTTTCCCAAAGGTAATAGGCTGCCATTAATCCGCTAATGATGGGTACCATGCGCGTCAACATCGTTAATAATCCTGATGCTGCGCCACCCACTTTAGAAAATGAGCCTAAAACGCCCATCAACCATTTACCGCCAAGAAATACTGCAAATCCCTTAAGTACGGTTTCCCAGCCGCCTATTGTTTCAACAAAACCGGAAGCCCCTTCCCACATTTTTTGCAACGATTCAGTCACAGAGTCGATAGTACCTTCCCACTCTGACCAATCAATGGCTGATTTACCGCCTTCTTTCCATGTTTGGTAGTCATCCCATAGTAGGAATAGCGCAGTTAATGCCGAAATCATTAACCCTATCGGCGAGGTCAGAAAGCCTTTATTCAGCACCCACCAAGCCGCCAGTACAAGACCGAACGTTTTAATCAGCCCCTTACTGGACTCGTCGAGTGTATGCCACCAGCCGATTAAATCACGAATGCCCTTCACGGCTCGATAAACAAGGTGATTGATTATTTCGGTTAATGTCAAAATAGCGTTAACAATCTTTAAGATAATCTTTTCAATCGTCGGGAAATTTTTAACCAGTAATTCAGTGAATCGCTCTATACTTGGCGTTAATACTCTTGCGAGCTCACCCCCGATTTTATCTTTACCGATCCCCATTGCTGCAGTTAACTTTGAGAACTGCGTCATGAACGCATTCCCTTGCTTCGCTGCGAGGTCAGGGTTATAACCGATGGACTTCATCATCATCGTGTATTCAGAGGAATACCCATGCAGCCCACGACGCATAGCCAGTAACGTATTCTCATCAATACCTAACGCTTGCCCGAATGCATTCGCACGGTACATTGGCATTTTTGATAACCGATCACCCACTAATGCCACCAGTGAAGCGGTATCGCGGAGGTTTCCATTTGCATCACGAGTTTGCACTCCGATGTTTTTTAGAAAACCTTCCCCTCCTGGTGTATTACGTAAAAATGCCCCTAATCGCTCAACGGATTGATTAAACCCGTTAATATCACCACCAGCCTGTTTAACCGCATAACCTAATGATTTAATGCTATTGGCTGTCGCGCCTGTTCGCTGTGCTTGCCAATATAAATCATCTAGCCCCTTCGATATTTGTACCGTAAAACCGAGAATGACAGCCGCCGCACCTTCAACAGCCGCACCCGCCTTGAACGCTGTGGAGGTGATTTCACCCAATACTGAGGAGAATTTTTTCGCCCCTGATTCATCCACATCAAAGCCGAGCGAAACCAAAAAATCACGCATTGTTTCAGTGTTATTGCTCATTACGGTACCTTTCGATTAGCGCCTCGTTTTCAGCTTCGACATCCAGATAATCATTCATTTGAGCGATATCACCCAGAGAGAGCGTGCCATCCAATAACGATTCATACTTACACATCCCCTTACCGACTGGACGCATCAGAAAATAACGACCATCCGGTAAGGTTTCGAGCTGAAGGGAATTTGTTAAATTGACTCGTCGGTCACGGCTGGGGTAGGAAAAAAACTGCTAAGGGATTCCTGAATCACATGGCCAACAATCTTAAACAGGTCAATACCGTTAATATCGTCATACATCAACTGTTCATTGGAATAAATCACGGACCATGTATCCCCTGATTTACGACTAACAACCGAGAGACAAATATCATTGATTTCAGCACGTTCTTTTTTACCCAATGCGCGAACGGCTTCGGAAATAGCCGGTAACACATCCGTTAAGTTATCTTTATTAAAACTTTTGCCTTTATCTTTTAACAGTGGCGCTAAAGCACCAAAGGCAGGAACCAACGCAAAAGCGAGGTCTTGCTGCTGAAACGCATTTAACTTACCTGAACGGTATGTGTTGCCGTTAATTGTGAATTCCATTAAAAGACTCCTAACTGTGTGTCAATTTTACCGCAGTCAAATACCCAAGAGACGGTATTACCCACTTTCGCATTTTGCCAATCAGGAATGCGTTTGAACGCGACAGAACGGCAAACAGTCGTATCATTGCTCACTTTGTTACGAACAGTGATTACATTGTTACCCCATGTCGAAGAGGAAAATTGCTGCAAATTATACATTGTGTTTAATTTGGCATTGGTTGGACTGGTTTTAAGTAACACCACTGTTACCGTACCGCCTTTTCCTGCATGTAATGAGTGCATGACTTCACCATCGGCACCTATGGTCATGGTGTTTTTATCTTCTGCCATTGAAACTGAAATACCTTCTTCAGATACCCCCGCGCCGTAACCCAGTTCAAATAAACCACCCACCCCTGCAATGGAAGCGGAAACATCCATAAAAGAATATGTATTAGACATGATCCACCTATCGATTCACGTTGATAATAATGTCGCTATAATGAATAGCGCCGGCGAGTTTAATGGCACACTGGAGAACCGGTGCTTTGCGAGCCTCTCGGTCAGACTGGGCTTGTGTTGCAACCGCTGGTGCATAAATATAACTTCCCTTAGTCAGCATATCGCCCGTATTCAGTGAACCAAAGGCATCACCGCCCCAAATACCCGGTGCCACCAGCCCATTAACTTCTGCCTGACTCAATGATTGCTCGACATTGGTGATCAGTGACGTCACACCTTCGTCCGTTTGCGGTATTTTTGTTGTTCGGGTGTAGAGCAAGTTAAACAGGTTGGTTTGTACATAGTTTTGCAGCCAATCAAGCCCATGACGCTCATCGATAAAATCACCGTTGGCCATGACCCCTTCTTGGATAATTGCGGTGTCATTGTTGTAATTCACAAACACGTTACCACTTTTGGCATCAATCGCTTTAGCCTGAGAAACCGTTAATGTTTCAGCTGTTACGGTCGGCTCTTGTTTGAATTTCAAAGTGATCGTGGTGTTATTACCATTGAAATTAACCGTAAACATGCGACCAAATAAGGAAGCGGCGACATAAGGCTTGCTGGACGTATACTGCCAGAATGTGCGCGCATACTTACCTGCTTTGAGTTTTGAGCCAATATCAGTATCAACGTCTGCATCAAGAACCGTCGTTTTCATAACCGTATGGCCATAAACTCGTGACAATGATTCCGCTTCGATATAATCAGCCACCGCCAGCACATCATCATCACTAAGGCTTTCATCAGCGATAACCAAGCCATACCATGCACCTGAGATATCTGCCATTTTTACCACAGCTTCTAATGCGCTTTCGGGTTTCTGAGGTGAAACAATCAACGCGCCTGCGCTTTCATCACACTTCATCAAACCGCCAAGGTAAGTCCCTGCTGAACCGGTTGTGAAATACCCGATTTCGCCCGTCTTAGTCAGCGTGATAATGAAACGTTCCCCCGACCAGACAACTGTTGTATCGGTCAGTTTTTCAGAGACTCGCGCCGCAACCCCGTTAAGATTGGTTTCCTTGGTAAGGTCTACGCCGATAACGGTCGTTTCTTTGCCGGCAATAGTGATATTAAAAGAGCCATCAGCAACAGTGTTAAAGTTTGCCATCGCTTGTTCTGTTTTCGTCAGTATCGCGCCACGCAATACCGCCAGTGCAGCTGTTTTGTTCCATTTACCGATAAAGAGGTCAACAGGACGAGGAGATTGTGAATAGTACAATTGCGCGGCTTTATACTCAGGTGAATCAACACCAAAATCTGCCACAACCGCATCGAGTGTACTGTATTGACGAATGCGTTCATGCGCATCAATAACGTTACTGGCTCCGAGAATAAGCAGGGAGCCAAAATTACGAGACTGTGCAGCACGCGCAGCCATATTCACCGTCACATTGACGATGCTAGAAACAGGTAATCCCTGCATAGATTATTCTCCAAAGAATTTAACGGGGCGTCTACGAATGTTTTTATGCCATACTCGCGGATCACTTTGCGGCGTAGGGTTACGGTAATGTCGTAGCGTCTTACCCATTGATTATTGATAAGCTCAGGGGCGGGTCGGATCCGACTACAGTCAATATAAGAAAGGTTAACCCGAGATAATTCAGCGTTATTCTGGCTAACAAACAAACCATCACGAAACTGTGTGGCTATTCGCTGCCCTTGTGGGCCATAAAAGCAACATAAGATTTGCATGCTTTCATGTGACCATTGTTCATGATGATGTTCGGAAAGCTGGACAGCAGCGGGACTATGTTCATTATCAAAGTCCATAATCCCAAACGCGCACCAGTTTGTGCCCGCCGCTGGTATTTTGGGTTGTGTTTCTGTCCATCGAGGCAATACCATTTTGGCTGAAAGCCCCGATACTGCTCTTATCCATCGACTGATTTGGCGTTCCAGTGCTTCATCATAATCGGGCGTTGCCCCTGTCGGTGTCAGATACCCAGATGAAGTGCTGTCATTACTCAATAGGCAGCCCTCCGTCAAATTCCATCAACTCACAATGAGCCTGAACAAACCCAGCTCCGTAAGCGGTATAGAGGTCAACAAACGTAACGCGGTAGTTTCGTCCTTGATACGTGACGATATCAGCATCAACACCTTGATAACCTTGTGTTAGACGAAACTGTGTCACAATTAAAATCGCACCACCAATAGCTTGCCCTGCTTCCATCCGCTTGGCTTCGAGAGAACAGTCAACAGTCACAACACCAGCAAAATTCAGGTCTTGTGCACTATTTTCAGTGAACCCATCATCATCAGTTTTTTGCGTGCTTCGATGGCAAACCAGCGACATATCGACAAAATCAGGATCTAATAAAATTTCGCTAACATCGAGTAAAGGCATTATTCCCCTTATTTCTGACAATATAGGTGATGGATTTAAGCAAGCTACTGGTATCATAGAGTGGCTTTTCGCCGTCCATCCCTTTAGCTCTACGTCTCTGTAGGGTTGCTTCCGAAAGTGGCTCAAGTCGATCACCATCACTGATAACCTTTTTAGCTGCATTTGAGGCAACCATACCGGCTCGTTCTAATTCCCGTTGAGCCGCTTCAAACTTGCCTGTTATTGCGTAATCTGCAGCAGCGACTAGATGACTTGAGGTGATATCTTGCGTATCTTCGATGCCCATATCTAGAAAGGGGCGAGGCGGCAATGTCACCGTTTCACCACCGATACTGATTGTTGCACCAGTTGACTGTAGATAACCCAGTTCAGCATTATTGAGGTATTCACCATCATCACGCTGTGCCTTGTTAGCAGGAATGCCCACTAACACATCCATGTTTGATAGCTTTTTAATTGCCATCAAAATAGCATCAGCATTATCCCTAGTTATCTTTACACCACTCATAGCAATTGCCTTCCACCAGCGCCAAACATCGACCACCACCAATAAAACTCACGGCCGTATCCGGTGTTATTCCAAAATCCAGCGTCAGGATTAACCGTACCCGAGGTGTCATAACCCACGGAAACTTTATCAATCGACTTGGACGACACGACACCACCGCCCGAGCTATTCACTCCGCCCCCATAGCAGAAACCGCCAGTGACCGCCCTTTTAACTCCATATAATGAGCCGTGAACAGTTCGGACAAATAAACAAACTGGTCACCATGCTTATCTTGGTCAAGAAGAGTATCGGCAAGCCCTAAGTAAAAACTTATTGAGGTATCAGGGTATTTATCGGTGTTGTTGAATTCGGGAAAATCAGCGCGGAATTTATCAACTGTCGGCAGAAGGCTGTTTCTTGCCATCAGCAGCCCCTTGTTTTTTATCTGATTTAGTTTCTGTTGAAGATGCCGCTTTCAGAGCGATGATTTCATCAGACTGACTCGTAATGATGTCGTCTTTTTCTTGAAGCGTGGCTTTCAGAGCGATGATTTCATCTTCAAGTGACTTAATCTTAACGCTCATGTTTTTGCTTTCTTCTTCTTTTTGTAGCTCGGATTCATCAAGCGGTTTTGCGTATGCTGAAAACGCCCAATGACCTGTCACTTGCTTAGAAAATTCAGCGCTATCATGAATACCTTCGAATAACTCAAAATGAGTACCGTCAGGGAAGCTTAATTTAGCGCCTTTAGCAACGATATATTTCATCGTATAACTCCAATAAAAGGGCGGGTTTCCCCGCCAGCATTAAGCGGCAGGAATATCCAAATAAGAGATAGTATTTGAATAAGGCGTTTCCACTTGACCCAATTTACCGTAGTAATTAGTCAACTGTTGCATGCCACGATACTCTAGTGGGGTACTCAACAATGGAACCATCGGGAAGCGAACATACTTCTCGTTTTGGGTGTACGCAACGATACGGTGAGCGCCACCAGCACCACGCTTAGAAGCAAACTTCATCGAAACAATCTCTAATGGCTCACCGTTTTCTTGGAATGCAATTGTGTTAATTTTTACATATTCCAAGACAGAGATATTACCTGCTGAAGATACTTTTTTGGTCGCCAGTAAGCCGAATAGCTCTGGTGCTAACCCAATTTTACCCGGACAGACAGCATAGCCAGAGCTCACCCACCCATCGGTCAGGACTAGGTTAATATCCTGCACAATGACATCAGGATCGGTAGTCGCCGTCCATGGTGCCGCTGCTGCTACAGCTGACACGCTAGGTAGGGTTAATAGTCCCGGAACGCCCAAATCAGTATCACCGATATACACTTGCTCATCGGTGTCCATTTGCCATTTCAGCTTCATACCCTCATATTTTTGGGTATCGATTGGACGGCCTATTTTCTGAGCCGAAGCCAGTTCTAAAACAGTCCAACCTATTTCCATAGCCCACGGCGTCAGGTTGTTACGAGTTGGATCAATGTTGACCTCGATACCCGCAATCGCGGTACCTTTTTTACCCATCCAGTTTTTACCATTAGGGTTTGGGCCACCTACACTTGCAAAGTCAGTGTTCGTAAATGAAGATACTTCATCAGCGATTGAGATATCGCTACGTAATGGCATATCTCGCGTCCATTTTACTGACGTTAACGGTAAGTTTAACGTCTGATCCATCCGCTCTAATTCGCCAACTAAAAATACACCGGCTGAGTCGATGGTTGCTCTATCAACTGTAAACATTCAATATCCCCTTAGATGTTGTAAGCAATTTCAATACGGCCATCAGCTTCACCCGAGCCCATAATTTCAGCATTAGGTAGCTGAGGTGTGTTTTCTGCTGTTGCGTCAGCCTTTAAAACAAACGAACCAATCGGGCTTGCTTCACTACCACCAGCAACACGGACATAAACTGGATCACCTTTTTTCGCATTCAGCGCATTACCGCCTGTCGCTTTAACACAAATGTAACCACGCTTAAGATTGTCAGCCACTTGGTTAGCTGTGATACCTAAATGGGCTAAATCCGTTAATGAGGTGATTGGGTAAGGTCGAACCAAGATACCCTTAATCTTATCTGCAGTGTCACCTTCTTGGAGTGGGACAAACTTATCTGACTCGTATTTGCCCACCAGCCCATAGCTTAAGAATGGCTTTTTGTTGTCCAGCGTAACGGGCTCTACTGTCGTTTCGCGAGGACGAGTAATACCCCCGACAATGCCGATTGGCATACGGGTTAAATATGCATTTCCTGCCATGTGATTACCTTTACTTGTTTTTATTCCAGAAATCAGCGTTAATTTTGTTAATTTCCGCTGGCGTCATATGTTTTGTGCGAGTTGCTCCATCAGTGGTAGAAATACCCTGATTGATAGGGGCAATTTGATTTTTTGCTTTGTTCAATTCAGCTGCACCTTTAAATACAGCGTCAACGGTGGCTTTCGGTGCTTTGCTATAGTCTCGAATACCAAAAGACTTAAGGTAAACACTATCGCCAGTACGCATAGCATGATCAAGCACCTGACGCTTAATGCCTTTATCTCCCGTTGGCTTAAAGCCCGGACAAATAATTTCAGCATCTGCAATTAGGCTTCGACGATAAGTGGCATCACCAGTTACCTTCTTATCTTCCTCTTCGTCCTCATCGCCTGTTTTAGTATCATCACCAGGATTTGTATCAGCCGTTTTGCCTTCCAGCTTTTCTAACCGAGATAGGATGGCCTTTGCCCATTCAGGGATTTCATTATCCCCCGTTTGGTTTTCAGGCTTGTCTTTCTCCTCATCGGTTGTGGTGCGCTCACTAACAGGCAATGCGGTAGCCTGTGATGGAACATTAATATTAATAGTATGTCCGGGGATTGAACTTAGCCCATCAGACGGCATATTTGGTGCTTCGTCGATGAGTTGCTGTAATGCAGCCTCATCTTTCGTTTTAATTGCAGTAGCAAGACTCTTAAGCCATTGAATCACAGGCTTCTCCTTCTTTTTGATTGGGGCTGAATCCCCGATAGAACAACGAGCACCCGCACGACCTTTTTCTAGTCCAATAGCCAAGTGATTGCCCGTGATTTGATATTGCTTCCCTTTACCCGGTGATAGCTGCTTGTATTGCGCATCATAGCCACAGCTGACCTCAATCAGCCCCGCATTGATAGCGTCAATCGCTTCTTGCCGTTTAACCAACACATCCGCAATGAGTAGGTCTGATTTATCACCTTCCCCTCTACGAACATTTTGAATATGACCATGCGCTAATTCGGCAAAATTAGAGGGGTTAACAAAAACGATATTGCCGTCTTTATCTTCTGGATGTCTTAGTGTGACCACGACACCTTCAAATGAAGCCATTGTTTCTTCTGAAAACACTTCGTCTTCAGTTCGGTACACCGTCACCATTCCACTAGCATCAGGCTCTAATCCGATTTCTTCGGGTAAGTAGACCTGTGAGCCAGTACGCGCAATAGGAACGTTTTTACACAGCAATGAGCCATCAGGCTGGAGATATCGCGTTTCCCCCAGCTTAGTGACAAAAAAATATTTCATGCTTTACCTGCCAAATTGCAGACAATAAAAAAGCCGCACTAGGCGACTTGTTAAGTTCTGGCTTTCGGTACATGTACCTCTGACCAGCATTTACAGTTAGGTAGGCATCCCGCATGCCCGGTCATACCATCTAGCGTAGGTGGGTTATGCCAATAAACGAATTTATCACGCATTTTCTTGTGTGACGGTCTAGTGCCTGCGCCTTCAATGCGCCACCAATACCCCTCAGAGCCAATTGATAGTGCTCTCGCCTGAGTTAGTGCGCCTGTTGCTCGTCCTATCTCCGTTCTGGCTATTAGCTTTGCCCTGCTGGATGCTACGTTGCCCGTTTCCATGATCATCTGATACAGCGCATCAGGACGCTCACCGTTGATAACAGCTTGAATTGCTCGTGACTGAATATCTTGAACACGTTCAGCGGCTTCAATCGGGATTGATTTCATTAACTGAATCTGTCGATAGACAATATCTTGAGCCACTTGGCCGACTGGCGTATTGCCAACCACGTCACGCAATCCCTCAGATATTTGCTCTGATACAGATCGCCACTGCCCCCACTCTTCGCGCTCAACTTGTGAGAACATTTTATGGGCCACCAGCGTAGACCATTCATTCAGCATGTGAGAATAATCAATTAGGCTACTGGTGATGATGCCAGTGCTATGCTCAGAGCCATCGTAGGAGCCAGTGACGATTTGGTTTATCTGGCTCACTATCGCCTGTAGGCTTTGTTGATATTGGATCTCCGAACGACGGCGCAGTGCCGGTTTCAAATTCATCCGCCTCCCACTCCGCTTTCGCATCTTCAATATCCTTGTCTGTGATTGAGCCACCAATACCGATTACATCTGAAATGTTCCGTAAATCGTTCATGGCAACATGAATTGGGATAATTTGACGGTCTACCAATGCACCCAGCGCCGTAGCAATATTGTTTGCCATCGTTGCCCTGTCTGCGTCTGACATATCCCAGAGCTTGTTAAACTCAAAGGTCAGGTCTTCCGGTAATTCTTCGCCAAATAGTGACCGCCAAGAAATATCCATTAACCAACGAATATGCCGCCTTAAGTGACGCTCTTGCAGTGAGTTAATGCGGCTGTAATAGTTTTCTAAGTCACCATCCCCCGTACTGAACCCCGAGGGAGATTGACCAAACAAACGCACAAGTGGAATGCCTGTAGCACCTGATACCTGTTCAGCAAAGCGCAGTATGACATCAGCGATGCCTGAAAAGGTATAACTGTGCGTTTCGAACTTATCGGAAGCATCCATGATCGTCATGCCTTCAATAGTTTGGAACTCACGGATCATATCCAAATGACGCATAAGCCCTTTTTCAAGGTCTCCTCCCGTCATTAATATTTTTCGCAATCCATCGATACTGTAAGTTCTAAGATGCGCTTTATGGATAAGTTGAGTGGTACCTGCACTCGCGGTATCAAAACCCTGTATACGCTCAAAAATCCGCTCTACAACCGACATCCCCCAGCCATTCTCAGTAAGGGCTTGCTGGTAGGGTAGCTTGTCGCCTTCCATTCGTATTGCGCGTGAATAGTGTATTTTCCAGCCTTGCGCTTCATTATTACCCGCGATAACTCGGTAATATCTTGGCTTCCCAAAGTGTGGTCCGTACTCTGTCACTAAATCATCGTATGTCGGATCTAACTGCCAACGGTCGAGGCACATGACGCCCTTAAATTGCCCCTTATCCACCGTTTCAATGTTTAGCTCTGTCGATATATCCTGTCCATCAATGAGAACAACAAGAATTGCACCACCATAAAGGCGAGACCATTTCAGCGTATCATTTAGACCATCCCAAATAGCTGCGTTATCCCAAAAGTTCTCAATCTTGCCTTTTTGCGTTGGCTTGAGCCTTGAGCTAATACTGATCCCCTTTCGGGTCATGTCATCTGCAATAGCATCAACAGCGGCACCAACTAAGAACGATGAGCGATAAGCAAATTCAAGCATGGTGCGGTTACGAGTCATGTAACCGGGAACATAAGTACCGCCTGTTTGGATATTTTGTGTTTCTGTACCGATTTTTGCTTGGAAGTTATTGTACCCGTCAGCTGTTTTAACGGGCTTTTTTGCGCCGTTTCGGCGTGGCTTACGAGACATTTAAACCTCATGATAATTTATTAAAAAGAAGGGCTATTTAACATAATAGTGCTTATGTGACTCGCGACTTTTCAACTCAATTGAAATGTCACCTATAACGGGCAAAAGTAGATATTTAATCACTCTAAATTGCCCGTTATATTGTTATTAATTTGTTAACAAAAGACAGAAGTCAATTTCAACTCTATTTCAATCTGAAAGCGCTATTTTTAGCAATTAAGACTGTTTACCCAAAGATGCCCAAACACCCAGATCACCTTCGCTTGTGATGTAACCATCTAGGGAATAACGAACCGCATCCCAACAGTGGTTATGCTTATCTTGCACTACAGGTAAAATCTCACCTGTCATTCTGTCTACTTTATAAGAATACAATCGGGCTTCTTCTAACATATGCTTGCATCGTGGGTGGATAATGATTTCCTCAAAGCCTTTAAGATATGCGATACCATCTTCAACACTACCGGGCCATTTGGTTGCTCCATCAATAACAAAGCCTTGACGAGATAAATAACTTATTGTCTCTGGGCGGCTGTTATCCGCATGGATAGGCCATTTCCTTGATTGAGGAATGCCGGGGTATTTCTTTTCGTCACCCTCTTTCCATTGGGTTAACTGCTCAGCTGTTGCGCCGTCTTTACCTGAGTAAAATTTCCATAACTCATCAAGTTCAACACCCACGCCATATGCTTCATATTCGATATATAGCTTACGGCCTATAATGAAGCAGCGAATTAGCGTACTTGGGTCATTTGCAAACCCAAAATCGCCACCAAAGAAAAGGCGGTCAGCTTGTTGCCATAGGTCATCAGGAAATATTTCTTCTCGATATTTACCCGAAAAGATAACAGCCTCACTAATTGCCCTTGGTAATCCCAACCAAATATGCTCATAGGCTTCATAATCAACACGCTTGCAATACTCCATCTCATGATGAAGCACATCAGGGAAAAAAATATTATCGCTGTGATTAACGCGAAAAATGATAACGCCGCCATCAGGTGGATCGGACTCGTGACGCTTCATTAATTGATAAGTCGGATCCGTTTCTTCGCGCGGGTTAAACGACACCCAAACCTCAGATTTATTAGCTCGAACGGTAGGGCCTAAAATATCCCAACTATCTTGTGATACTGTTTGCGCTTCTTCCACCCAACAAACACGAATGCCATGCATCGATTTAATGCTGTTGATGTTATTGCGTAGCCCTTTAAAGGTAAATCGAGTTCCGTTCAGCCCTTCTATTTCATTATTCTTCACTTTATAAAAGTGAGACAAACCAAGGCTATATATTTCAGACTCTAATAATGCCAATACAGAATCATTAATGGAGTTTTGGAACTCACGAGCGCAAAGTATCGTCATTGACTCATTGGCACCCAACAATATAAGCGCTCTGGCAATCTCTACTGACTTGCCGCCACCGCGCCCTCCATAAGTCCATCGCCAACGAACGGAACCAATCGGTTTATCATAAAGAACAGCGGGAACCCAATCGCTACTAAACGAATAAAGAACGCCATCAATTATTGTTGGGTGATCTGCTTTCCCTCGCGTAACTTCTCCATATGCGCATCCCAAACATCAGGAGGGCACGTAGCTGGAGTGACGATACAAACTTTGCCATAGCTTAACCCAGCAAGATCAACGTTCACCTCTGTTTTGTTGGTGCTCATTTCAATACCGGTCAATTGTGCTGCGTTTTTTATATTTGGGGCTACCTGACCAAATTTCTTATCTTGCAGGGCATCCTGCGCCGCTTTGTATGATAGGTCAGCTAAATCTTTAGCGTTGAACGTAACGAGTAATGCAGCTTCTTGGCGCAACTCTCTAATCCGGTGACGAACATCTGGACGCTTTAATAATATAGGGGCTTGAGTATCCGCTCGCGTTGGTGAATAACCCGCACAAATTGCAGCATCTTTTTGCGTCATACCTTGCGCAATATTCTGTGCAAAGGTTTCGTGCTGAGGTTTTAATATCCCCACGCTTTCCGTCGGTTCGTCCCGCGCATTATTCGCATCGGCATTTTGTGTGCCGGTTGATATAGATTGCTTCTTCTCAATTTTGCGAATATTTCCATTCGCAGCTTTATTCACATTAACTTTTTGCGAATTCGCAATCTTAATATAGCGCTTTGCAGTTGCGTAATTCAGCCCTTGCGATTCACACCAATCTTTAGGGGATATTCCTGATTCGGCATGAGCGGCGAGGAACTGTTGTTGTAGCGTCCCCAATCCGGTTTAGCCATCGTATTTATCTCCTTAGCCTATTAGAAAGCTCACTCATAAAAATAAGCTTTTTGATTGACTACCATAAAGTAAAGCGGTCTCTCCCGCCGTCACGTCATTTCTTCTACCCACAGCAAACGTTACTGTGATATGCCCGACAAATAACCAAAACGGTGGTATTCATTGTTTTTGATTCTCAATATGCGCTCACTACATAAGGAAGATAGGTCATAGCTAACATATGAGACAGCGACAATGCGGCGCTTACCTTGTCGGGGGTATTCATTAAAAAGCCCCCTAATTGGAGGCTCGTTATTCAAGTTCGTCTATCTTTTTATTTAACTTAACTAGCTGGGCTTTCCAACTGGCCAGAGTAATAACGCTTTCTTCAGGCGTCTCATCAATGAATTCAAGAACCTTATTTTTCGCTGCCTTCAAGTAAGCTAATTCGGATTCGATACTCATTTCATCACCTGTCGTTGTTGTTCAATTTCCCACGCTGATTAATTTAAATACAAACTCATATAAATCAATATATTAAAAATAGGGACACCTTTAGGGAAATATCACCCCATCAATACCTACCTAAGGAGATTTATATGGAACAAATTACTGTGCTACTAATTAAGCTTATTGCGGCTGCTGGAGCTTATTTGTGGCTAATGGATACAAATCCAGTTCACGCGCTTGCTTTAGCCACCGCCATTCTTAACAGCTAACTTCTTCGCCTCAATCTCTCGAATGGCTTTCTTGTCTAAGTTGCACTTTGCTATTGAATTCATAGCGTCAGCCAGTAGTTGCGGCATATCTTTCCAGTCCATCTGCTCTGGTATATCAGGCTGAGGACAATCAGCGGTTAGTTGCGCCGGTATCGGTGGCGACTGAACGGGAGCCAATACCTCTTTTGTACTTCCGCAACTCACTAACAACATCATCGGGCACAGCAGTGTTAGCGCACTCATTGTCTTTGAGCACTGTTTTGATAACAGTCTTAACTTTGACATGTTCTGAGTCCTCTAATTGCTTTGCTTTGATGTTATCGAGTGATACTTGATAGTGAAGAGTGATAGCTGATTGGGTTACTTTGTTTAGTAGCTGGCTTACTGATAATTGGCTATTTAGCAGCTCATTTTCATTGGTGAGCTTTTGGTTTTTACTCACTTCCCAATTAAGCAGCCCACCTAGAACAATAACGCCAATTAACGCTATCGCGGTCGCTTTCCAATTCATATCACGACTCTTTAACTGACAGCGCAGCATCACCAATAGGTAGTGGGCGAGTATCCACAGGTAAGCCCGACGGCCAGCGATAACCGGTAACACGATCTAGACTGAACGCCTTGATGTTAACCGCATCTGATTGGTTCCCGCCAAGCACCATCAATTGCCCTGACTCTGTTTTACCAACCACGAAACCGACATGACCGCCACCGCTGCGTGAGAACACCACAACGCACCCATATTTAGGCTCATTCAGTACAGTACCAAACGCCAAATATGACCGCGAAGAATCAGAACGAGTTGAGCGAATACCAGCACGCTCAAGCATGGCATTGACGAAACCAGCACACCACGGAACAGTTTTAGCGGTACCAACTAATCCACGCAGCTTACTATCAATCCACATCTGATCGACTGCTTTAGCACCTACCGTTGTATGTTCAGACACGCCTATTTCTTTTTTAGCTTCAGTTAACCATTTGGGTTCAGTCATTTCCCACCCCTGCTTTTCCTTTGATTATTCTACTCAGCATGTCAACGCCCATAAATCCGATTACAACACTACATAAGTAAGCGAACTCAGGATTCAGACCAACAAGCGTCAATACACTTTTTGCCGACCAACCGAAAAATGCGCATATCAACGCATCTAACAAAGTTTTCTTCCAACCGCCGCCATTGTAAGTACCACGTATAATTGCGACGACCGCAGCTATTGCCGCACCTGCGCCTTGCTCTTTGTATTGAGCCGCTATGCTGAATAGTTGCTCCCAAAACTCAGGGGTCTCTTTCATATATTTCATACTCACCCCCATAGGAGGAATTTAGTTAATAGATAGCCGCGCACAATCTCTATGCGTCAATTAAGTGTGGTTGATTAGAATTCTGTGGCGGCGTATACGAAAAAGGCCGCACTAGGCGACCTCTTATATTTGATTGTTTGCTACATTATAGAATTATTTACAGTCCATTATATTCTTAGCGGCATTTCCCACTTCGGTATCTGTCATACATGCAGAGCAAATAATAACAGTGTTTGTAGTCATGCTTTTAACTTTCTGTAACGCACCATATTCACCAAAATAGTAACCTACATAAGTAGTGCTACCATACTGAGTAAGTTGAGGGCATGTTTTTTTGTGCAGTATGACCACTCCATCGCGACCACTTTTCGTTAAATAATAATCCATAATGCCCCTGCCGTATTTTTTATACATTGTTTTAACCTAGCAAATAGACCGTCTCGTATCAACGCATAGATCTAAAGCAGAGAAAATAATAAAAAAATAAATAAGTAATCAGCCTTGGCATTCTCCATAATGAAAAGGTAACTCCCAGCTTTACGGGTGGATTTCAAGAGCGGCAGGCCTACCACTTGAAGTTACCTTATCGTTATAGAAAACACACTGAAGTAATATTAAGTAATTCATAGATAAATTTTCATCATAAAATCTTCAAATATATCTCATAATATCTCCATACTTTTAGAGTGGTTATTTAGTAAACTAAAAAAGCAATCTAGCATCTACTATTAATTAGCAATATAAGGAGTCAGATTATGAAAGCTTTATTACCCCTGCTTCTATTAGTCCCTATCATTGCGATTGCACAACCAGGACAATGGAAAAACTCTAACAATCCTTGTTGGCAAGATACAACTAATGAACGTCCATTTAATCAAAACAGAGCTAACATGCAGAACATGCGGAACATCAATCAAGGAGCCGTAGTAAGAGGCCCTAGATTGTTAGACTGTTCTAATACTGCCGATGTTGCCCTGTGTGAGAAACACAATGAGGCGCTAAAAGTATGTGGTATGGATAGAGGTCCAGTACATGCACAATGTATGCAAGATAAAATGTATGGACGAGCAAATCAATAAATTAACCATTTAGCATTTAGCATTTAGCGAGCAACTTTCTTTAATGTGTAACTATCATTATGTTAACTCAATCACTTTCACTTATTCACTTTAAGTTAAATAAATGATATAAAAATATCGACGAACATTGCTTTAATTGCACTCTGGCTTGCCTGATTTATGCCACCTCATTGTAGGTGGCTTTTTTATTTATTAACCGCAGCTGATACACAATACTTACCCCACAACTTGTCAATTTGCGATTTATCAAAGACCTCTTCAATACTGTCTATAGCGGGTATTGATATGTTGGTTTCACCATCAGGCTTTATGTACGTCTTAACCACAAAGCGCTTAAATTCAGCTTCCTCTACTAAGTCATAGTGTCGAGAGACATAACCGCAAACATAACCAACTTCACCACCGTTATGAGATATTTTATCGAAGTGGTATCTCACATCTTTAAATGACTCTAATTTGGGGCTATCTAAATACCCCAATACTGTTCGCTTGGTTCTTTCAATAACACTTACATCATCTTTATAGGAAAGAGTAAGCCCCAGCACAAAACCAACGCCGAGTAAAAGCAATACGATAACAGTAGTGAATATTTTGCTCATGATAAGAGCTAATCCTTAAAAGAAGAAAACCCCGCAAATGCGAGGCCTTTGAATTGGTTTAATGCGACCAAGTATAGAATGTCCATTATTAGAAGATAATAAGCCAGTTTCGGACAAAATGCAATACTCGTTATTTATTTACTTTACTTATCCTACAACCCTACCGAACGCCTGTTCAGCAATGCTCTCTTCAATAAAACACTTACTTGTTAATTTCTCATAGAAAGGCTTCCAGTTTCTACGCCATGTTCTTTCGTTAAGATCTGGCACTAAGTGTTTTATCGCATTATACGCTATAGACGATGGCACCCGCTTAAATCCACGACCCGCACAACGAGGACAATCTTTGAATATGGCCGCACCCTGTAACTCAGATTGAACCTCATCGAGCACTTTACCTCGCCCCTTGCAGCGGCAGCGATGTGTTAACTGACCCTTTCCGTTGCATGACTCACAGATCGCTTTTTCAGTTTCCACGACATCACGTTCTGTATTCGTGTATCGCTTAGGTTGCCCTTTAGAAAATGACGGGAAAACAGCAGCCCTACTCGAGTATTTTGTAGTGGTGACTTTTTTATCAACCATCCCTTTTCCGCTACATGCTGAACACTGACAAACCGAACCTGCTGAACGGGCGTAATCTTCAAATGCCATCTTGGCCAGAACAATTAAACAATAGCCTAATTTCTTACCAGCGGCTTTAGCCACCAGCTTAGGTGTGATTTTTTTGGCGTATTGAGTTAAGGCTTCCACAGTCGAAAATTTATCTTCTTCGCTGACGTCATTTTTAGCCAGAAAAGCCGTCATCCCAAATTCAGCCTGTGACTCCGTCATTCCCATAGCCGCCATGATATCCGTACCTGTAATTCTATCAGGGGATGTGCAACCGGCTACATTACCGAACGTAGGTGACTTAGGGTGAAAGTTTTTCAGTGCATTTTCGAGTTTCATTAAGCCGCCTCTCTTTGTTTTCGAATATAAACACGCTCTCTGGCCTCACAGCCTTGAGTCAGTAAATCGTTGAAGTCACCGAGATCGGGATATCTCACGCTCACCTTTTCGATATCATTACTGGCCACGAGGTTTTTTCTGGCACATTCATAAGCTGCCGCCTCACCCGTTGCGCTCCAATCGTTATCCGCAAAAATAATTAAGTGCTTAACGCCTTTAGGTGCAATGAATTTTTCCATAAAGCCAGCATTCATCGTTGACCATGTATTAACGCCGTAAATTTGATGACATGAGAGAGCCGTCTCAATGCCTTCTGCAATGCCGAGCGTTGAAGCGACAGGAAACATTCTGATCGCAACAGAGGCGGCATATTCGAGATAGTTTTTCTCTTGCAGTCCATCCATCTTTTTAACGACTTTGACATTGGCTTTTTTAGCGCCTTGAAGATAAGTGCGATGCAAATAACACAACTGCCCTCTCGCATCCGTAGCAAGTGCCCATATTGCTTGAAATTCGCCTGTATGCTTAGGGATGGGCTGATTAGCACAAAACTTAACTTGCTCTGCCGGTACGGAGAAAATACCCCTGCTTTGTAGATATTGTGCTGCCGTGGTGTCTCTGAGTGATTTGAGTGTTGAATAACAATTAACCACTCGCTCCCTTAAGTTTGATACCGAATTATCTTTAGGTTGCTGAGGGGCTGACTTTTCACGCTGATTATTGAGTAATACGTCCAGCTCATCCGCTAATGTTTTAAAATCTTTCCCTGTCGCCTTTTCAAGTAACTGAATACCATTACCGGATCCACAAACACAAATCCATGTACCGCGCCCCTCTCTGTCATCAATTCGAAACTTGCCCTTTTGCTGACAAACTGGACATTTTCCCTTAAAGTGCTTTTTACCCGTAATCGGGGGTAAACCGTATTCCGCAAATATTTTCGCCCATTGTCCTTTTGCAAAATCAATCGTATTCACAGTAAAGCTCCTTGTTGTGGGATATTTGAAATTTGTGTGCGTAATGTACTTATCTGTTCTGCTGCCTTTTTACGGGATTTCGCCCAGGCTATTTGTTTATGCTTAATAAAATTGCTCACCTCTGGGGTGATTTCTTGCGGTGTGTCGTGCAGACCTTGTGGCCATACTGAAAACTTATCGCGGTAGGTGTTTGATACCCAGCCATCACTCACTGGCTTTCCTTTAGCTGCCCTGACGTTCTGGTAATATTTCAATTGAGACCACCAGCTTTGTTTTTCTTTTTGGGTGTAAACCTTTTCAGTCTTGCTGATTTTTTTGATATTGCGGCTTGTATCGACCTCAACGTCTTCCCCTGCTAGTGGCTTGAATCCACACTTAGGGCAGACATAAACACCAACTGGTTTCATGTAATGGCATGAGCTGCATTCCTTGGGGGTTTTCTCGCGCCTTTCCTGCTCACGAGCACTGTTAGCCTCTTTCATGCCATCGTCTTTGCTTGGCAGCTCGTCATAATCAATATCATCGGGATAACCCAAGCGATGAACAGACCCTGAATGATCGAAGATTAAGCAAGTATCTTTGCCCGGCGCTTTGCGTAAACCACGACCAATTGCCTGACACCATCTGATTTCTGACTTGGTCGGACGGGCGTAGATGATGCAACGAACATCACTGTCAAAGCCGGCAATCAAGGTGCCAACGCTAACAATTATCTTGGTTGCACCCTATTCAAAACGATGAATGGTTAACTGACGGTCTTCTTGTGGGGTTTGAGCGGTAATTACTTCAGCCACAACCCCTGCACGAATAAACTCCATCGTCACAAAATTGGCATGACTGACAGTGACGCAAAAACAGATTGTTGGGAGGTCTCGACCATTCGCAAGCCAGTTACTCACGATATCGCCAACGAGATCAGCGCCACTCATAATCTCGGAGATTTCAGCCTCTTTGTAGTCGCTGCCATATTCCGCTGAGGTGGCCGATTTAACGCCGGATAGGTCAGGCTTAGTCGGTGCATAGAATTCGTAATTACTGAGGTCACCGCGTTTAATCAATTCCTTTAACGTGGTCGGCTTGATAAGGCTTTCGTAGTAATTACCGAGAAATGTAGAAAATGGCGTACCCGATAATCCAATGACCTTGATATCCGTATCGCGAATAACTTCTAAAATCTTCTTCCGGCGTAGGTGAGCCTCATCAATGATCAGGAGGTCAATGTTGTCTGGAAATTCACGACGAATGACCGTATCAGCGGAGGCGATTTGAATTAATCGAGTGGGATCATAGTTAGGATTATCAGCCCACACGAAACTAATTTCATTCTCAGGCAAGCCATAGTCCATAAAGCGCTTCGCTGTCTGATTCAAAAGCACTGTGTATGGGGCTAAAAACATCACACGTAGACCCTTTTTGACATAGCCGTGAGTAATGAATGCCGCTAAACCCGTCTTACCGCTACCGGTTGGACTGTAGATCATGAATGTACGGTTCTGCTTCCAGTTCTGACGCAACATAGCTAAACCGCGTTCCTGTGCAAAATTAGGTGTGATATTTAACATCTGACCCTCACTTGATTAATTTGCTATGCCAAAGGAAGACCTTTTACATAATTCAATTTAGCCATCTAAACGGCTGGTGGCATTTGTAACCCTATAGAGATCTATCTTTAAGATCTGAGTTCTTCCTTGGCTGTGCCTTCCCTAACACCCCTTTCAAAGATCACCCCCCTTTATCCCCCTAGAAAGTTTCCCCTCTTCCCCAGAAAACAGTATGGACGTCTAAACGTCTTAACCCCCAAATACTCCTTTAGTAAAATTACTGGCCAACTAACAACGGCGCTGAGGTATAACCTTGCATTGCCTTCGAATAACGTCTTGTGTACTCTCGAAGTCGCTTGTTAGCCTCATGACGCGCTTTGTTATCCTTGCGATATGAAACAGGTTCTAGCTCCCAGTGCTCTTGATACACTTCTGAATATGCCGCCAGCGCCTTATTTCGTGCACTTGGCGACAGTTGAGTTAACATTTCCTGAATCCATTTGGCGTCATCAGGAGAGTGGTGCCTAGGCATCGGTATGTTGTGTATCTGGTGCATTGATTAACCTATCAACTGGAGGGAAAACCTCATCAAGCGCCTCGCATAGCTTTAATTGCATGAAAATTGACGCAATCTCCCAGCACACACTTAAAGGCGGAGTTCTACGACCCAGCTCATAATGACCAATAGCACCAATAGAACAGCCAATCCTTGTAGCTAAATCAGCCCTTGTCATGCCCGCTTGCATTCTGTATTTTTTTATATTGTTCATTAAATCCCTCCGATAATACAAATTGTAACTTTAAAAAACACAAACTACAATATGTAGCTTGAAAGATTTGCTACAAATTGTATAATCGAACTATGAAAATGAAATGGTATGAGCTCGTGCGTGATCGCATGAATACCCTAGGAGTAACTAGGGAAGACATAGGTAATCACCTTGGCAAAACACCAGGGGCGATAGGTCATTGGCTAGTTGGTAGACGCGAGCCGTCGCTAACAGAGATCGCGGCTATATTCAATTGCCTAGGGATTGAGCACGTAACTCTTAATTCCGACGGCAGTGTATCGACAGAGGTCACGGAATTATCAGTAAGTAATGACTATTCATACCCATTACTGACATCAGTTCAGGCTGGTAATTTTTGCCCGGTTGATGGTCAGTATTCAGAAAAAGATGCAAAGAAATGGATTTCTACAAATAGAAAGTTCGGGGATCGTGCGTTCTGGCTTGAGGTCAAAGGACATTCAATGACGGCACCGCAGGGCAGCAGACCAAGCTTCCCAGAAGGTATGTTGATTCTGGTGGACCCGGACAAAGATGTAGTCTCGGGTGATTTTTGCATCGCTGGAGTTGATGGAGATAGTGACGCAACATTTAAGCGTTACGTTAAAGATGGGGGCATTGAGATGCTAATTCCTCTTAATCCATCTTACCCAGTAATAACGTATGGCAATGATTGTCACGTTATAGGGAAAGTCGTCCACTCTATGTGGGAAAACATCTACTACTAATCATACTGTTTTCATTATTTCAAACGCTACCTATTGTGGCGTTTTTTTTCGCCTAAAAATAAAACTACAAATTGTATTGACAGCTTTCGATACATTTTGTATCGTTACCACATCAAATTAAACGATACATTTTGTTGCGAGGTTAATCATGTTTGGACATCAGAATTGCAAAGAAAACTTCTCAGATTTACACACGATTCTTGAAGCACAAATGATTCTAGAAAGCTTAAATAGTGAACAGGCCGATGATGTAGCTAGGCAAATAACAGAGCTACTATCATCGCTCTCGCTCAAGGCGGCAAGTGAGCCTGTCAGCACTCTTAGAGATTCATCGTTGCAAGTGGCGACAATAGAGGCTGACACTAAACACGACTTCACGCCACTAAACTCATTCGCAGCACGTTTGAAGATGGCGCTAGCTCACTTCGGAATGACACAAGGGAGGCTAGCTGCTTGTACGGGGGTATCACAAAGCACTATAAGTTCACTGGTGACAGGCAAAGTAGAACCCGACATTGAAAGGGCTGACAATATCGCAAATGCTCTTGATATTCGCTTTAGATGGTTAATGTTTGGTGATGGCGGTATGTATAAAAATTTAATCAACGGTGATGGGGTTTAGAAAATGCCGACTATACATTATCTGTCAAATAACGATTTATCGGAAGTGGACATGCATACAGGTCTATTTCGATTCTGCTTTCTTGCAGTTAAGCGCATAGACCCAGCGGCTAAGTGGGAACGCATTGAAGTTCAGGCGCCAAGCCTAAAGGCTGCAAAGTTACAACTTGTTCGCGATTACGTTTTATCACTGGCATCACAAATACCAACAGGAGCTAAATAAAATGACAACACCGCAACTATACGCACATGAATGCAGAGAAGCTCAACGTCAGTATATAGCTAAGGCGAAGGCTGATAAATTATCTCCCGTGTCTCGCAAGCTAGCGGTAGAAATGGCACTACTTAATCGTAAACACGCTAGGCAATGGGCGACTATAGGCTGTACGGGGGCGTGACATGTCACAAATAGTTCATTTTCATCAAGCAGAAGCTAAAGCATCACAGTTACTTTCACTGCTCGATGGTTTAAAGCGAGACTGTCAGGATAAAAACATTGATACCAATGTAACAAATTTAGTCACTTTGTCTTCTGAAATTGCCGACGATTTAGTTTGTTGGTTCTTAGAGGAATCACCTCAAAGCGAGGAAAAGTAAAATGAGTAAGATATCCCCCCCCAAGTACAAGTTAGTGAATGTATGGATGTATTTAACCGAGTGAAGGCATTTTTAACTGCAGCTCAATATTTAAATCGAGATAACGCCGAAAAATATATAGCCAGTCAGCTAATCGCTCAATGTGAAACCGAGGTCGATATTATTCTGGAGAGCGAATGAATAACCAGCGAATGATTGATAGGGGAATAGCGTCTATTTGTTTTGATGTATCCGTACTGGGAGTTAGCAGCCCCCCCCCCCAATTTACTATGAGTTTTTTTATCACAAGAATGAGAAAACATGCTTTCTCTATATTAAAGATGAATTTAGTCAATATTATTATTTGGAAGAATATTTTAGCAAATCTAAAAAAATAAATTTATCGACAATTTCATTGCTAAATAAAAACCCTGAAATAGCACAAGAGATTAAAAAGGAATTAAATAATGGCGAAACAAAAGCTAACGGCTTATTCAATTGGTGACTATCAACGCTTAAATACATCAATTGAAATAAATGAAGAAATGCAAGCAATTATACTTCCAGTTTTAACCGCTGTAGAAAATGAAGCCGATGACGATACTTTTATATTAGTTCGCGCAATTCAACGTATTCTATTAACTCAATCAGTTGAGCTTGGTGAATTACAAAACAATTTTAAATCTATAGCTGCGAGTTAAATATGAACATTAAAGAAATCTTAAAAATAAAGTCAGCATCAAATTACTCAATGAGTGAACTTGATGATATTGCAATATATGGTGAGTTAGCTTTTAGTTCATTACTTGAAGGTATTAGTGCAATCGGAACGCTATTATTTGAAACATCCTGCAATGAGAATGACCAAATAAGTAAAGATACATTAGGAGAGATTGGCTTGTTAATTAATCAGGTGGCAATGATTGCTGGGGCGGTTAATGAAAACATGCACGATGCAACCGAAGAAATGCAGAAACGAATTCCCCCCCCCAATCAGAATAGTGAATTATCAGAAAATAATTTACATGGCGCTATTGGTGATATTAACAACGTTGAATTATCGATACATCAACTTAAAAGCGATTTATACGAAAACGAACCTGACACACCAACGCTGTATGCACAATTAAGTTTAATGGCGAATACATTGAGTAAGTCACTCAATCAATTAGATGCGTTAGTTAAGGAGAATTAAAATGGTAAACAAATCAAAGCCAGTAGAACTAGCAACAGGACACGATATTCAAGTCATTACTCGTGAAGTTTATTTTGTTCAGCCTTGCGGTAAAAGCTACTTCACTGAGGATGCAGCTATCAATAAGTATGCTCACATTATTGCAAGTGATGAATTCAGCAGGCAAGGCAAGCCAACCAATGAGCCTGATATTGAAACGCAATTACCCGACGGCACTCCCGCGCTTAAACGTGGCGCTATGCTGCCAGAGTATATTGATAGACAGGCTGATATATATCGGGAGATAAAACAAAAACTCAAAGATGAAAAACATATATTACGGTTAGAAAAAGAATGGCAGAAAGCAAACAGTAAGTTTGAAGATGCCAAAGAAGATGCAGTAATAAAATATGGAAAACTGCAAGAAGCAATCATTAGTAAATAATTAAATAACCAAAGTAGTTTTAAATCAGCGCCAATGCTGAGGGAATCCCTTTATCTAAATTTAGGATCAAGAAGATGGAAAAATTAACTTTATTAGACAAAAGAAGAAAACATTTTATTGATGCAATCTTTGATTATCTAAAAAGAAAAAAGAAAGCTTCAACATTCGAGCGAACTGTTGATGGCATTAAATACCGAGTTGATTTAGATGCGGAGATATTAAAGCAGTCATTAATTAATTTATATGAAAATAATATTTGTCGTAAAGAAGCCAATGCAACTGATAAACAAATAATGGAAGTTTATGACAGTTTCTACGGTAAATACGGAAAGCTAACAGATGAAGGTAGGGAATTCATTAATGACATCACTCTGCTCATTGCTGAACATTTACATCAAAAGGAAGTGAATAAATGAAATTGACTTATTTAAACATAGCTAATCAAGCAGCGGAAGCCGAACGTGAAGGTGATTATTTAAAAGCCGTCCACTTATGGAATCGCGCCAAGAGTCTGGCGAAAAGTGAAAGCGATTTCGAATGGGCTGATTATCGTTCTAGCCATAATTCAAAGCGCAGTACTTTATTGAACCGCGCCATTGAATATGAATTTAAAAAACAAGAACGAAGTGAAAAATCAAAAGAGAGAGCAGCACTTAAAAAAGAAGCTGAATTACTGGAAGAGAATATAAATAAAACTTCGGAGGTGATCTGTGAGTAACTTCGAACATTATATGAACGCTGGTAAGTTACTTGAAGATAAAAAGTTATATCGACGCTCAGCAGAACAATATAACAAGGCTTTCTATATTGCAGAACCGCCAGTAAATGGCGCGTTAAGTGATCAACAAAAAATAAGCAGTCAAGCAGCTGACCGTTGTTTATCTAAGGCAAAAATCAAAATAACGGAGAGTTATATATGAGCAAAAACAAATTAAGTAAAACAGCGCAAGGTTTTAGAGGAATGAATATAGCTCAAGCCATACAAATGGAGCGTAGCGAAAAACAGAATTACTTAAATTCTAAGAAATTTACCAGTCAGTATCAGGTCGATCCCGACACCGTCAGTATGCCGCTTAACCGCTCAATGCGTCGTTATGCGAAACGAATGAAAATTAATATTGAAAAGGCTTAATTATGAACGAATTAATCACAATTGATGCTAGCACGTTGCCCGTCATTGAGTGGAGAGATGTTCGAGTTGTTACTACAGAAACACTAGCGGCTGGTTATGGCGCTATCGCTAAAAACATTCAAGACAATCTACTAAACAATAAATCACGTTTTATTGATGGTGTTCATTACTTCAAGCTAGAAGGTGACGAGTTACGTCAATTTAAGAAGGTACCCGATAACATCGGGTTGGTTAGTAAACATACAAGTCAGCAAATTCTATGGACTGAAAAAGGCGCAGCTCGTATGTCAAAAATTGTCGATAGCGACGAAGCCTGGTCTTTCTTTGAAAAAATGGAAGATGCTTATTTTCGCCCAGCGCCAATTAAAGTTAGTCCAAAACAGCTTGCACAAATGGTTATCGATGCCGAAAACCGTGCAGAGGCTTTTCTACTTGAAAATGAGCACCTCAACGCGACAGTTGAAAGTCTTGGAATACATTTTAGCAAAGGTATCACGGTCACTTCATTTTGCAAGGCACTCAACGGTGTGAATGTCAACAAAATGATGTGGTGGGCATCAGAGCGAAACTGGGTATACAACTCACGTCGTGATCCTGAAAAATCACCTAAGTGGCGAGTAGCTTCCTACGCTCGAGATAAATATCTCACGGAGGAAGAAACCAAGGTCACACCTCACGGTATGGATGAGTTTATAAAAGTAACGCCTGTCTTGTTGGAAAAAGGTTGCCATCGTTTATATCAGCTCTATATGAAAGGTGAATTACCCATGAAGAAGACATGGAACGGTGAGTTTTCACACGACAAAGCTATCTACACCCCGGAGGTTAAATAATGGCTTATTTTACTGATACTGGTAATGGCGTTATTGCCGACGATGGCACTTTGATTTCGTATTCTGACGCAGTTAAGGTGCTTGAATGTGGTCAATACGATGATGACTTAATGAAAGGTTTGTATTTGGCAGCTGCCGTGATGGGTAAGTTAGCCGATGAGCCCGACACGCTAACACCAGAGCAGCGTGTTTCTGTCTGGCGCTGGGTCGTTGCTGCTTGCTTTATCCGTGAGCAACAAGAGAAAAACGGCACTATTGAGGTGCCCAATGACCAAGGCGGCACTGATGTAGCAGCTATCTACAGTAATGGCAAATCGACGCTAAGTATTTATCCTGCACCTTTACGTCTCGGGCTAATTGAAAATCTCGAAGGCATCATGATCGAGCAGTTCGGTAGGGATTATTGGGCTGATTTCACCATTAAGGCCTACATCGATTTTCTGGATATTTCGGTTGAGCACGGTCCTTGCCTATCGAAGATGGGGCGTGAGGGTCTTTGTATTCTTCATGATGACTATATTCGCATGCTGGAAGCAAATGGCCGATTTCCATCAATGCCAACTATGCATTAAGGACGATAAATAATGATAATTCAATCTCATCTACTTCGCGCCGCTTTGGTTTGTGTTGCTAAAAATGACCCGCGTTATTACCTGCAAGGCGTCCATATTAACAGTAAATACATTGAAGCCACTAATGGGCATGTAGCGTTACGCATGGAGCATGGTATTAAAACTCGACGCGATACAATCCTTGAATTCAGAGGAGCAATACCCGCGAAAGCGGTAACAACAGAAATTTGCTTTACCAAAGAGCCCTATGCGGTACATCGCGATGCTAGCAATAATCGAATTGGTTTTGCCGTGCTTCTTTCATATGACAACGCCAGATTTCCTGACTTGGACAGAATCATACCCAGTAATTTTGAGTCTTGCTTGCCCCACTTTCAGGCGGCTTATCTGGCTTATCCTGAAAAAATGTTTGGGATCAGTCGGGGCGTTAATCCAATATCGTTTCATCCGTCGGGGATGACAACGGGGTGCTTATTTAAATTTAGCAATGTGATTAATCAAAAATATGGCAATCCACAATTTATCGTTATGCCATGCAGAGCGTGAGGTCAAAAATGAAAATCGAATATATCGCCAGCAAAACAGGCAGCACAGCCAAAGTAGTGATCCTATCTTTCATTACCGAACGCAGAAAACTAAACAGATTAATTGATAAGGCCCTACTTCGTGCTCCTGTTCAAGAATCAACAGTCGGTTTCTTTTTCCGAGTGACGACAATTTACGGTAAAGCGAATCACGTCCTACGGGCTTATAAAGGTATTTGCAAGGAGGCAAACAAGTGATTGAACAAGATAATGTTGAGCATGAAATTAACGAATATGACTCACCAATTCTCAAAGCTGTGCACCACATTGATGATGGACGTGATTATACCGCCCGAATTATTCACGGCATCAGGCAGCGCTGTTATATCAGAATGGGGATCTATCTTCCTATGCCACCAGCACCACAAGTATCTGAGCCAAAGTTAACACCGAAAATGAAAAAGAAGAAGCGTACAAGGAAGGTGAATGATGAGCAATAACCCTTTAATTATTGATGCCCTTGAAGAAGTGGGACCATGCGACATCGATACACTTGCCTTACATATGGATCAAAGCTCGCAGGTTGTTAATGCAATGATCACCAATCAAATGCGAAAAGGTGCGGTAAAGCTAATTAATGGCATGTATCAACTTACTAACCAGTTAGTGTCCAAGGAAACCAAGAGCCCTATTGCTTCACAGGTTTCATGTCAGACTAATGATGAGCGCCCTAAGATTGAAGTTTTAAGAGAGGTTTTACAACAAAGCACACAGGCTATGACGGCTGCGGAACTTGCTAAAGCAACGGGTGATTCAGTAAATAATATTGGCGGCCGTTTAAAAACTGATATCAAAAACGGAAACGTGGTTAGTCAGGTTAAAAACGGATTAAGAGTTTACCAGTGGGTAGAATCTAAAGAGGAGAAATCACCTCTTTTTACAAGTACTACCGCTGAAATTAACACTGAAAATAAAGTGGCAGAAATCTGCCCTTTAGCCCCCGAGTCTAAAGGTGAGGAAAATCACCACTTACCAGAACCACATGCCTCCGTTTCAAACGGAACGTTAAGCGTACCAAGCAGCAAGCAATTACGTGCTGAACTGGTGAAAATTGATGATGAGCTTATTCAGATAAACAACCGCATGGGCGAATTAACAAAAACCCGTCAGTGCAAAAGTGAAATGTATGAGTTAATTGTGAAACTTGAGGGATTAATGGAGGTCGGCGATGAGCGATAGAAAATACTTTGAAAAATGGCTAGCTGAAACCTATGGGCTCTTTGGTGAGGATGTCACCTTTGATGACAAGCGTGGCTGCTACAAGGATTTCAGAATACATTTAGCTTATTGCGCTTGGTTGGCAGGAAAGGTATGCAAAGGGGGTTAATAGTGGCAGATGTTCAGCTTACAAAGCAAATATTAGATCAGCTCAGCAATATGCTTCAAGTCATGCTAGATATGCAAAGCCAGATAACCAAGCTAAGGGAGCGCATTGATAAATTAGAAAAGGAGGTAGCTGATGACAACACTTGATTTCAACCTCGTCAATATCATCAAAAATGCAGGAGGTGATCCGGGTGATGTAACCGAGGCGGTGTGGAGTGCAGGCTATCAAAAAATGGACTTTACTACTGAGCAAATTATTGAAATGACCACCAGCCAGATCGCTGATTGTGTCATTTACCATGTGCCAAATGACTTATGGCCAAAAACAATCGAAGAGCTCAGTAACGGAAATCTAAACACCATTATTGATGATGCTATGTGGTTAGGTACTCCGACTGAGATAGCGGCAGCGGTATTGAGGAACGGGTATCGTAATGACAATCATTGAAAAGAAATACTTACTATCATCCAATGACACCCAGTCAGTATTAAATTTTTATGGCTACAATACTGACCGTCTTGTGGATGAAAAAGAAAGGAAACTAATAACCGGGATCGCTAGATCAACAGCGTTCAAGCTTGAAAAAGTTGGCGAATTTCCTGCTCGTAGAAAGCCATGTATGGGTCAAAAAAAATGTACATGGCTACTCTCTGAATTGCTGTACTGGGTAAGAAATCAACCCTTTGCAAATAACTAAAAATGGCGGGTCAATCCCGCCCTTGCCTTAAGTCAAGGCCTTGTTTTTCTAGTTCATCTATCCATAAATTTAATGTGCTTATTTTTTCATTCATATACTGGCTTCTATTATATACCGCCATGACTCCCCCCATAATATGACCTAGTAGCTGCTCAACTACGTGAGGGGGCTGACCCAGATCATTAAGCTTAGTAGAAAAAGTGCGTCTTATATCGTGTGCCGTCCATGATTCATCTTGTTTGATTCTTTTCCAAAGTTTTCCACAGAAACAACTTACATTAGTTCCTGTTTTTAGTTCACTCAATACATAACCGTCCTTGGGGCCTTTAAATGTATTTAACCACTCAACCACCCTGTCAGGTATTGGGCGAATAATTTTATTACCAGCCTTACTGTTACTAGCTGGAACTATCCAGATTTTAGATTTCAGATCCCACTCAGACCATGTACTTAATCGCACTTCTTGCGTCCTTGCTCCAAATATCAACAATAGAGTGTAGAGCCTTTTATAATACAAACCAATGCGCTGATTCCCATTTAAAGCTGATAGCAATTCATTTATCTCTCTGTCAGAAAGCGTTTTTTCACCCTTTCGAGTTTTTTTACCAACATCAGGAACTGTTAACAAAGATAAGGCATCACTTTTGGCATAGTCACGAACTGAGCAATATTTTAATGCTTGCTTAGAATCAAGTAGTAAGTTTCCAGCTGCAACTGGCGCATTATCTTTCATTCGATCAAAGCAAGATAACCAATCTTTTGTTGTTGCTTCTTCAGCTGGAATATTCCCGATAAACGGGTAGATGTTTTTCTTATACTTTAACCTCAGCGATTCATGATTTTTTCTGTTATATGAAGCATACTCGTTTAACCAATACTCTATAGCATCATAGACTGTTACTTTTTTCTCTATCTCGTTATTACTTAAAGATGAGTTTTTTGGATCCCCACCCTCAGCTAGCAAACCGCGAAGCATTTCTCTTTTATCTCTCGCTTGCTTTAATGATAGGTCTGGATATTGACCAATAATAATCCTATTTAATTTCCCCTCTTTTCTATATGAAAAAGACCAAGAAACCGCTCCTTTTTTACTTACAAGTATCGAAAGACCACGACCATCTGCTATCATGACTGGCTTAGCAGTTTCTTTACCATAGATAGTCTTAAGTTTTTTGTCTGTTAGTTTATTTATCTCAGCCATAGAATACCGATCTCTTATACAATTCAT